CCATTCTCATGACTGAAAATAACCATCGGATTAGTAAACTCTGACAAAGCTGCAATAGCACTTGTACGGATGGCTTGTTTCAAGTCTGTAAATATAGCCATCAATTACTTCCTTTAATATCTACTTTAAACTCAATAGAGTTGTACAGTGTATCAGAATCTCTGAGAGGGTCATTAAATCCTTTTTCAGCAACAGTAAACGGAGAGTTAGGCGGTGTATCCCATTCAGCAACAGCTTTCTTAAGATCAGCCTTGGCCTGTACACCAATCCTTGTATACTCTTGTTTAAAGGTAGACTTTCCTTCTGCAATTCTCTGCATACTGTCTATAAAGAGTTTGTCATAAGACCCTTTCTTTATAGGTGCCATAAACCCAACACGAATAGCTGGGCGGGTGGGGATATTCTTAGCTGGTAATCCTTCTTCTTGCCACTGCCAAACTTGTGCTACAGCTAAGTTGTCATTATCAGAACCATAATTTACGGGCTCTACAATTCCAACCTGAAGCTCTTGACCAGAAGCTTTGAGAAGATCCTTTTTCATCTTATCCCATACAGAAGTATCTACTTTTAATGTAAACGCCATAGATACTCCTTATGACGATGGTGCATCTGGGGTTAGTTCTATTCTTGCAGCTTGAATTTTCACATGCTCCAATATCCCCATTCCGTTTGTCCAATCATCAACCTTCATGATTTTATAACGATCATTCTTCCAAATGAATTCATCGGCAGACCACCCACCAGTTCCTTCCTTGAGAGTACGAGCATAATCAGCAGAGTAGAATTTAACCCAAGCTCTTGTCCTGTCAGCTTCGGGAAGCATAAATATTTCATAAGGTTTGAGTGGCTGGATATTAACTTGGAGAATAATTTCAGAAGTAGATCCTTCTACCCACCTGCCATTAACATAAGAGCCTTCAGATTTACGAAAGATTGTTAGTGGAATTTTGTGAGTTAATAGGAATTGAGGTTTTAACATTTCAACTCCTTAAGGAATCACAATAAATTGAACACCAAAACTATCTCCACATCCGCAACCACATCTGTCATCACAATCACAAGTTTTAATTTGTGTAAGTTTAGGACGAACATTGTCCGAGTTATGGTTATTGGCACAAACATCTGACCAACTAATCCCACCAGCCCAAGGCATCATTCCATTAGGTAAATTAACAATTGGGTTGTCAATTAGATTACCAAGAGCTTTTAAATATTGAGTAGAAAGAGAAGACCACACTTCAAGGTCACCAGTACGCTCTCTTGTACTCCAACCAGCCAATTGAAAGCTTGCAGAAATTGCAGCCATCCTTGCAGCTAATTGAACATTTCCATTATTCTGATCTAGAAAGAATTGTATTTCATCATCAGTAAACAACTGATAGAAGGGAGATGTTGGAACATCACCAATCAAAATTCTAACTTGTTGAATGGGCGTTAAGGCCATAGCCACTCCTTTAAAAGTAAGGAGGGCAGACTAGCTGCCCGATTTTTAAGCGACAATACCGGCAGCTTGAAGTTTGTCGAGAAAAGCATTTAACTCAACTTTCAAAGCTGTAATATCTGCACCAGCGAAGTCAGCTTGAGTTGCAGCCTTCTTTACAGTGCCATTGACAGTAGTAGTTGCAACAGGAACACCAGCACCAGAGTTCACTTGAGCAGCAATAGAATTGACTGCCTCAATATAACCTGCACCAACGGTTGGGGTAACAGCCATATTTATATCTCCAAAGAAGGGGCTTTTCAGCCCCATTCAGATTTAGGCAGCGATACTTACGCGAACCAGAGCTTGAGGACGCAGTACGGCGTTCATGAAGTTAGATTCGGACATAATTTCGATGAAATCGTCTTTCTCGTTCATGTATTCAAACCAGTATGCTTCTTGGGCAGTTTGGTTAACAGTTGCAAAACGGTTTGCCGGAGCAAAGTAAGTTTTGAACAGTGCAGCAGCAGCCACTTGTGGGAACACGTACGCATCACCGGCTGGGATGTAAGGAACAGTTGCTCCAGTTACACGGTCGGTGTAGCTACCACGATATTCGATCCACAGAATACCACCATAGCTGAAGGTGCGATAACGAGCATCCAGACCATAGGCATTAGCAGTTAGACGACCAGTCAGAACGTCAGCACCACGATCACGAGCGTAGTATTTGTAAGCATCTACCACGAAAGGGTGGGTGATCAGTGCGTTGAAGAAAGAAGGTGAGCAAACAGCAATCATGCCCTCAACAACTTGACCAGACTGAATACCATCTTGAACACCAGCAATGATAGGCTCAACACTTTCCAGAGGATCAGTAGCAAGGCTGTTCAAAGGCATGGTCAGTTCAGTACGGGTAACACCAAACTCGTTGTACCAGTTAATGGTAGCACCGTAGGATTGACGCAGAGTACCACTTGGAGCATATACGGAACCAGTGGTGATCAGTTGAGCACGAGCAGCTTCAAGAGTCACAGCGTGGTTCATACGCATTTGTTGCATTTTACGGGCACGAGTACCGGCAACAGTTTCAGTTTGGATACCGGCGAAAACGTTATCCCAAGCAACAACACCGTCAACATCATTTGGAGTAATTGCATCATCCAAAGGGAAGTGAGGAATAGAAGCAGTCAGATAGCTACGAGCTGGACCACGGGATGCGTTGTTACGTTCATCCCAGTTACGGTCTGGAATCAAACCTTCGTTCCAAGTAGTGCGAGGAACCAGAACAGTCTTTTGGGTTTTACGTTCTACGTCGAAGATACCCAATTGATTGAACAGACCCCAAGAGTTGGGGACGATCATGATATCTTCGGACAGGTCTACTACGCGGTTGAAGTCCGTAGGATTATAAGAAAGTGGCATAGTTATTTAAGCTCCAGATTAAACAGTAAGTTCAAGAATGACGCCCTGCTCTTTGAGCAAGTGACGCAGACCTTCGAATTGAGTGGCGTTCAGGAAACCGGAAGTGGCCTGACGTACTGGGTAATCTTTCAGGATTACGTTGTCACGGACATAACCAACAGCGTTGTCGGTAGTTTCAGCAGCCAGCAAAGTGAAGCCTTGTGGCTTAGCGCAATATTCGTCACCAAACAGAACGATGAATTCGTTAGTAGCAACAAGCTGTGCAGCAGCAGACAGAAGAGTGTAAGCAGTGTCAGTTGCGGCTTTTGCACGATAAGCAACCATACCCATTACAACAGGAGTATCAGCAGCTACGTCAACAAAGACAACTTCCCGGGCATAACCAACACTAGGATCACGTTCGTGAACTACAAGGTCGGACAGTTGAGTAAAACCACGAACTACGATGGGCATTATTTAGCACCTTTTTGGAATTGATTTTTCAGGAGTTGAGCGGTGAGGTTTTCACCTTGAGGTTTTTCTGGCACTACTTCTTTACCCTGACCACCAACTTCTGACATCAAAGCGGAGTGATCGATTACTTCAGCTTGTGCTTTAAAGCCAGCTACAACAGCTTCAAATGATGCATCATCCAAAGCAGACAACGATGTCAGCAAAGCTTCTTGTTTAACAGCAGACAATTTTTCTTTCCGGGCTGACAGTTTAGCTTCAACTTTTTCAGATTCCATCTGAGCTACTTTTTCAAGAGCTTCGCTCAATTTTGTAGTCTGATCGGTGAAGTTAGTTTGCAACGTAGCGAGAGCTTGTTTTACAGAGGAGAACTCTGCAAGTTGCTCATTTGCAGCAGTGAGTTGCGATTGCAATTCAGCAAGTTGGGTCATTTCAAGAGTTTCCTCAGTATTGTTTTTACTAAATTTAAAGATACGATTACTCATCGAACTTCCTTCTTTATTATTTTGGGCTTGGCCCGACAGGTAAGAATAAAAATCTTCTTGAGTCATTACCTTATCAGCTAGGCCCAAAGCAATTGCATCTTCTGCAAGGAAGGTGTTTGCTTGAGTATTCCTAACTGCTTCCACTGTCATTTTGCGATGTTCTGCAACATATTCAGTGAAATCTTTGTAGAGAGCATCTACTTTATATTGAAGATCATCCAAGAACTCTTTACGGAAAGATCCATCTTCTGCGAATGGAATCTTCTCAGTTCCTGCTGAGATAAATGAACGCTCGTAACCTTTCATCTCAAGTGCTTTGGAATCGTTCATCAAACGAATCAAAACACCAATAGAGCCGATTTCAGAGTTCTTATTGGAGATGATTTCGTCAGAGATTGCGGTGAGGCCATAGGCGGCACTAGCGGACAGTCCGTCTACATATGAGATGATTTTTACACCGTTGTCATCTGCCAATTTACGCAGATAATTACCAGTATCCATCATACCGTAAGCTTCGCCACCACCAGACTCGACCATAAAAGCTACAGTCTTAGTACCAACCTCAAGCAGCGCCTCAAAGTCTTCCTTGATACTCTCGTATGAAGTGCCGCCACAAAAAGCTTCCCATCCAGTTGACTTATTAGTCAATGGGCCTGAAATGTGGATAACACCCAGATTTGATTCGGCGTAGTGCAAAGTACTATACATTGAAAATTCATTGTCAGCCTTTGGAGTAACGTCAACAGTCCCTTCACAACGTTTATCTACATAGTTAAGAATAGATTCAAAACTTTTAGAGTCCACTAGGAGAGGAGTGTCGAACAACTTAGACCGGAGTCTAATGAGTTCATGAGCCATTAATGGACTCCCTATGTATTTTCATTATTACCAACAGAGGCATCATCTCCCCCTATTGGACTAGTTGATGTCCCTTCACCGGCTGTTGTCATTCCTTCTCCAGCACCAGAAGAATACGTTGTAAGTTTTTCTCTTACTTCTTCCATATCCTCTGTTCCATAGAATGGTGTTGGCATCCCAGCCTGATCAGCAATCCAGTTGATAGTGTCAGCGTCTTGAGACATGAGACCAACAGAAGCTACGCGTTGGATGAACTTGGAAAGAACGTCTAAGTCTTGTTGAGCTAACTTACCAAAGTCAAAGTATGGTGTAACTGTTGTGTCCCAACCGTTCAAAGCAAACAATTGTGGAATTAGATCGTGATTCAATTGATCCTTAATCTCAATCAGCTTTGCTTCAATAGCCATTTCTGCAACAGAAACTTTGCTCTCTGCAAGAGAGAACGAGCCTGATCCGTTATTACCTAGACTCAAGAAATCAGCAAACAAACATGTCAAAATCTCTTGTGCATACCGGGAAATTATTGCACTGGTGTCAAAAGCTTTTTGTCCTGTAACAGAAACAATCTCAAACGAAAACTCTTTATGTCCGTCTGCATTCTGTACCATCGGGAGAATAAAACCTGATTGCTCCGCTACAGCAGCATTTCTCATCATTTTCTTGTAGTATTCGTATACAGCCTTGTCTTCAGGAGAAGCATTAGGATCCATATAACGAGGAGGTAGGTACAATACCTTGAAACCTTGCATATCTTGTGATACACCAATCGCCTCAGACTCTTCAAAAGCCTTCTTATACTTCCAAGACTCCCAAGCACCTACCAATGGACTTTGGCCCGTTGGATCGTCTTTCTGACTACCTGCACGAAACAGTAAAAACTTCTTACGAGGAATTTTTACCTTGTCACCATAAACAGAATCTTGACCAAAGTAAGTTGATTGTTCAAGTCCTGTTGGTTTTACTACAGCCTGCCACACACCAGACAAATCCCGACCTTCATTCTCCCATTCCCAACCAACTACGGAATCTTGGGAGCGTTGAGGAAGCTTTTTGATACCAATCAAACCGTCGTCATATTTAGATCCGTTTGATTTAAATCTTCGACGATAGACTTTTTCCTGAATATCAAAACCATATCTGTTAAAGCTTACAACTTCCTTTATGAAGTGATTCCAAGAATGATCCATATCCTCTTTACATTGAGATAGGAAAGTTGCTTTTGATTTTAGTTCTTCTTCATAACCCTCGGGAATTTTTACGGCCCAAGGAACACGAGCAATCATCATCTCAACTAGATTTAATGCTGGAGAGATAGTGCCATCTTTTGACATTTTCTTAAACGTTTGTACGGCATGAGGCCAACGCAATTCCCATGCGCATTCTTCAAACAGAGCGCCCCCGGCAACTTTCAATGCGTTGTAACCTGTCTCCCCCAACTTCAATCTAATGGGTGTATTTTCACCCGTACTAAGGGTTTCTGTATTTTCTTCAGCCATGAAGGCTCCTTAGCGATTAAATGGATTTTTAGTTGAGAGGTCAGCAGTTACTAAACCACCAAGAAAATTACCAATATGTATTTTCTGTGCTAATGTAATGAATGAGTCACTAGTTGCATCAACTTGGTCATCCTTCACAGCGCGGGTTCCATCGAAGCCTTCCATCTCTGAGAAATAAGCATCATTCCATGCACCGCGAACATAACGAACAAGGCCCGCTTCCGATGCCGAAACTACTGGTTGAAACCGTACAACCTTAGACTTATTAGATGGGCGCATTCTTGCGAAAAGACCTTCAGAAATAAGTTCTTTAATCATCATTTGTCCAGCAGCTTTACCTGCCTGGCCCGGCTCTTGTGGAATAATGATTTGAGTACCATCGGGGTCATCTAAGCCCGTCTCTACAATGCGCTGCATTACCTCTCCAAATCTTGCCCTAAATCGAACAACATCTAGAATGATATATAGACCTTCTTTTGTTTTCCCCATTAAAACGCCAGCAGTCCAGTCAGGATTTGGCAACGCTTCACAAGGTAAACTTCCGGCAATATCCCATGCACGACAATATTGAACAATATTTAAATCATATTCATTTACGGGCTCACCCAGCCACTCCGCTTTCCAAAATCCTGCGGCATCCTCACGAATATCCCAGTTCCCGTAAAGGTCGCGCTCCTTTTTTACGCGCTTGAGACCTTGGAGGTTTGCAAGATATCCGGGGTTGGATTTAATAAGTGGGGGATTATCGTAGATTGTGGCTGAAATAAACTGTAGAGACAGTGGACGACAATGTTGTTTTTCATCTGTGTCCGGTAAAATATTACCTTCACCATCTCTGTTGCCGTATATCTCTAGGAGTTCCTCTTTCGTGTCTGCCCAAATCATGTCACCAGCGATTCGAATAAACCAACGAACTTTACCATCCCGTTCGGGGTCGGGCCGACCTTCGTTTTCTTCTCCTTTTGGAATAATCCACCAATCAATCCAACGTCTCAGAAAAGAGTCAGGTGAAGGGTTACAAGTCAGGAAAAGATTGGGAACCATCTTTGCTTTAGAACGCAAACGAGATAATACAACCAATGTATGGTCTTCGGTTATCTGAGTGGCTTCATCTATCATCGCCCCGGAAATTTGGAGGCCACGAAATTTCTCTGCATCTTCGTCAGTTTCCAAGTGAGACATTGCAATAATGGCTCCGCTTGGAAACGTAAAGGTCATAGCCTTTTTATTAATTTTTACTTTGGGATCAAACGCTTTATATAAACTAGTGGCTTCGTCAAACAAACCAGAAGCTTTCATCAAAGTTGTTTGATTTTTACGGATAATGAATCCACGATACTGAGGATCGTCAACCCAGCGGAGATGTCGTAACAAACCACAATAGGATTTGCCACCACCCATAGCCTTTTAGTTATAGAGTTCGTTAAACTCTCTCCACGCTAGCGGAGGATCGGACTATATCTTCTACTTTCGTAGCCCCCCGTTTCGATTGCACTTGCAACCTACTCGCTTACATTCATCAGCGTTAGTCTCTACACGTTCCCTTTCGGGCTTCGCTCGGTATTGCCCACGTCTTTACGTTTGGGTTTCACCGAATTAGAGGGGTTTTAAATGGAGGCGCTAAGCTCACCACCATATACAATGATATTACTATTACTCGCCAAAAACCAGCTCTGCTTGCGCGAAGCTGGCTGGAAACTATAATCCATATCTGTCATCTGGAAATTTCTTTACCATGATTTTCAGAATATCCGTACTCTACTTCCCAATCTTTCCGAGCATTTGCTGCATCTTCCAGATTTTTAAATAAACCTAAATAATGTCTGACCCTCTTGCCGTCAACAATTTCTTGTCCTTCAGCTTGCCATTTACCAGTCTTTTTATGGAAAGATACACCAACAACTCCAGAAGAATTATTACTGTATTTGGAACGGTTTCTGTGGTTAAGTTTATCAATACTAAGTTGTAAATTAGATATTGCGTTATTTTGAGTATTTAAATCAATATGATCAATGTCTTCAGGTGGCCATTCACCATTTACGTAGAACCACGCAAGTCTATGAGCTTTGTAAAGCTTTCCACCAAGACCGATTACAATATATGGCGAAGGATTTCTCTTGGTCACTCTTGACACTGATCCAGCCTCTAGAGAAGGATTAATATTACTATAGAACCCGTTCTTACCTCTCCAATCTTTGAAGTGGGAATCTGGTCTATCCAATCTCCAAGTAAACTTTCCAGTTTCTGAATTATAAGTTAAAGCTTCTTTTAAATACTCGTGCGTAAGTAATACTTCATTCATGTTTTAGTCTCTTATTAAACTAAGATAACTGTGTGCCTCTCGGCAAGACATGAGTATAGGAGCGTTTCACAACGTGTCCTGAATAGGTGAGGGCGTCATCCCGACGAGCCTCATGTTGCTGCAAGCAGCGAACTCTTTATCCGTCTTCGGAAGAAGACTCATCAGCATTCTTGCCACTTTCTACAGCCGCAAGATATTGCTTCACCATCTTTGATTTATCTCGGCCCCTCACACCCCGGCTAGCAACGATAATTCTCATCTCCTCGATTGGCATAGCCTCAAGCTGCTCTTTAGTGTAAACCTTGTCACTAAGCGCTACAGGGATAGCATTCACACCAGGGCTAGTCTTCAACTCTTCTGTGCCACTAAGCTCGAAAGTAAACTCAGCAATAAAAGGAAGTGTACGAAGTCGAGGACAAGTATTATCTTTAAGGACAGCGCCTTGTTTACTAAGCTCAATGACACGCTTAATAAATTCTACAGGATTTGCTGAACTCACTACAATTTGTTGAGTTGCCATTTAGTTTCTCCGTTATGTTCAATTCATAAAAGAGATATTACATGATAGATAGAGTGTTTGTCAAGTATTTCTCTAATTTATTTTAACTATTTTCAATAGCCTTATTGAAGCTGTCTATATTTCAAGACAGCTTTGTAAAACTACTTTCCTTCAACCCTAACCCTAACAACCGTAGAAGGTAGCAGTGCAAGGGTGTTAGCTCCTACTCCAACTAATACAGTTGTCAATACATTATTACCATAAGTTATACCAGAGATAGATGTTGCTGTAGTTGTGTAAGCATTTAAACTGGCAGTCCTTACTCCAGCAATCGTATTAGAAACGCTCACTGGTTGTACTTGAACATCCAATACTTCAGTAAAATCAGTTCCTAAAGCTACAGTCCAAACAGAGCTGCTATCACTTGTCACTGTGTAATACTTTACCTTTATAGGAGCAGTTACAATAGAGTTATCGACTCTCCTATAAACTGGCAAAACAGCATTTGTAAGATATCCAGCATCATTGCTAAATGCACTCACAACTGTAGGTATTATAGGAGTAGTAGCTAGTGTACCATCTCCACGTACATATTGTAATGCGGTTCCTGTTGGAGCATTAAACTTTGAAGAAAGACCTGAAGTCAATGCAGATGTTGTTGCATAACCACTTAGACTTGTATTCAACGAACTCGTAGTCACATATCCTGACAGAGAGGCTGTACTAGCTTTACTGTCAAGAGAACTTTGTAGACCAGTAACGTCACTGATTGTATGAGTATGAACAGAAGCTGCTGCACCAACATCAGCGTTGGTCAATACTACGGCCCCAGTCTTAGTATTTACCGATGTAACGGGATAATTGACCGAAGGAATTACAGGTTTATTCGTTAGATCAGCATAACTGCCACTGGTAGCCACGGTTGCTAGATTAGGCTTGTTTAAGACCTGAGAAACACCGCTAACCGCTGTCCAGTCACTGTTAACTTGAGCAGCAGGGATACTAGGAGTTCCTGTCAAACTACTGTAAGGAATACTAGCACCAACAGTAATTTTGGAATCAAGACTTGTTTGAAGTCCTAACACATCAGATATAGAGTGTGTATGGGCTGCTGGTGTGAATGTTGTAGGTTTACCTGTAAGTGATGCGTAAGTCCCATCAAACAAAGTAGGTTTGTTTGTAAGGTCAGAGTAACTACCACTAAATAGTATAGGTTTTCCTGTCAAATCAGCATAAGAGCCCGAAAACAAAATAGGTTTATTAAGAATTTGACTCTTACCCGATGTACTGTTCCAATCAGAGTTAACTTGGGAAGGGATGGCACCAGCAGTGATAAATCCACTGTCATTAGTAAGATCACTGGTCTTAGTGGGTACACTAACTGATGCAGGTTTGTTGATTAAATCGTTATAGTCACCAGAACTTGCTACTTCAGCTAATGCCAAATGATCTTTTTGCTGATCTACAGTAGTGTATGATAACCAAGCAAGACCTGCGGGCATACATAGAGAAGGAGTAAAATTACCTGACCCATCTGTATGTAAAAAGCTGTTATCGGGCATTGTTATAGAAGCAATATCCGTTAGCACTGTAGATGCTGGCTGGGCATTCAAATCTTGAGCGGTGATTATCACATCACCTTGCTCACCATTTACAGAATTTACAGCACCTGTACCATTACCACCACCCTCTCCTGGGAAAACTGGACGTACTGGCATATCAAGCCACCTGTACACAAAGACGGCCTGTGCCCTTTGCCCAAATAGTTGATTCACCCTGGTCAATCATGTACATCTCAAACGAGATTAACTGAAGACCGTCGGCAGAAGAGCTGGCTGGTTGAAATGCTTTAAGTTGTACCCTTACATTACCGCTACCCTTAAACTGTAAAAGAACTTTAGTTCCTACAGGAATTCCTGAAAGAGCATTCACATTCTGATAATTAACGTTATCTAAGATAACATCTGCAATCGTATCTGACATTGCAACACCTTATATTGTATTTATTTTAGGTGTCTTGTTTTAAGGGTATTATAGCCTATAGACAGACAACATAGGCTTTTAGTTGGACAGCCCTTGTCTGCTTTCACATGAATCAATTATACCAGAGAATATAATTGACTATAATGTAGGGTGGGTCCAGTAAGATTTGAACTTACGACAAATTACAAACCCTTATATCTTCTACTGAAAGGTCGCCATAGTCTAACTCCCAGTGACAGTTAGGACATAAGAATATAATGTTTTCGGGTTTATTGCATTCCCAAACACTTTCTGATTTATCAAAATCAGTAATTGCCTTTATATGACAAAGCTCAACATGCTTTGAGTAACCGCAATTTGCACAAGAACAACTTTTACCAAAAGTGTTATAGAAATTATGTGCTTTATCTCTAATAGCTCGGTATTTATTTTGTTCAGTATATCTAGACATCTCACCAATTGAAGTGTTCTTCATCTGATTGGTAGACCTACAAATAAAATTACAGAAATTTCCCTTTCTGCTCTTTTTGTCAGATTCAAATGAACAATTACACTCTAAGCAAACCTTTATAACTATGTCGGGTTTGCTATTTTTAGCTTGATCTTTCCTTGAAGAATTATAACAAGACTTCGAACAAAACTTAGCTTCACAAGTTTTATCTATAAACTCAATATTGCAGAATTCACAAGAAATAGTTTTATAGTCTCTTAAATCTCTCGTATAGGGAATTAGTCCTGCATATAAAATGGCTGAATTAAATGAGCCAAAATATCTGACGAAAGTATTTTTACCGACTAATATTTCTGGGTACTTTTTACAGTCTCTGCCAGTGGGATTCCTATTATATATTTCAACAAAATCCAGCAGTTTCTGTTTAAGTATTTCTTTAGTGTATTTCATAGAATTTGGGGGAACAGGCGAGAATTGCACTCGCAACGGTCAAAAGACTTCCACTTATGAGGTGGATGCCAGCAAACTAATACTGGCGTCTGTTCCATATATCTCCACATAGATTAAATAAGTGCTAGCTAGTCTTGATGTGGCAAGACAAGGACGGCCATCCCTTTCACTAACAGATGTACTTCGCCAGAAGTACGGGTTTGGACTAGGCAGTCCGATACACAGGCCGAAGCCGTGTTAATTAACAAACCATTACAGGAACTTCAATTCCAAGGTCTGCACAAATATTTTCAAGAGCTTCTTGTGCTTTCTTCCAAGCTTCGATTCGCTCTATGTGTTCTTCTCTTGTACTTGGTTTAATCTTAGTCCTTTCAAGCTGAGATAGTTTAATCATCTTTACTGGGCTCATCGAAAGTAAGCTTTAACCGAGGAACAAGTTTCACAATCTCAGCGGCTTCTCTCTGCTCATCTTCATCATCGTCGTCCGTACGCTTACCTTCTAGACGAATCTTGGTCAGAGCTGCCTCTTCTCCACTCGCTGCACGGTCCAGAGAAATGATGCTCGTAATTACCCATTGACTAGTTGAAAGCTGTTTAGCGTCAACTTCAATACCTTCAACACTATTCTTGATGTTCTCAAGTGCTTTAGGCTCAATCTCACGAAGCTTTTCAGCAGTAGCGCGTAGTTTGGACTTAGTAATACGAACCTTGCTATTACCTTTAGTGTTACGATTACTCTTTTCGCCGTCAAAACGTGTTGCTTTTTGCTTGTCTGTATGGGGTTGCTTATTAGCCATATTCTATATTCCTATGAATAATATTTCTGCTGTGCTTTGTGAATATGTGCACTATACGGCATACGATCTTTAATCGGCAGCTTTTACAAAACACATGAGAAATATTACTTTGTTTATATTTCTAAATAATCCTGATCAGACCACTGACATTATTGTTAAAGAACAACAAGATTATTTAGAAAGAACACTCACTAAGCGAAGGAGAGAACGCCGCAAGTGTTCGAAAGATCTATTGGAGGAGAGGAGGACAATAGATCTTTAAGTGCTGTCGTAAGGAGAGGAAATGACAGCGTGAATACCACAATCTTTTTAGACTTAATCTTAGTGATTGTGGGTGAAACTTTTAAACTTTGATCAAACCATTGTTCGGAAACTCTGATTCATCATATTCATGACTATAGAGTTTGTAATATACATCATACTGAGGATAACTTTTAGCTTCAGATAATGCCAAAGCATTTGCAACTCTATTAGCCTGCCTTACGTTATCAAACTCACCACAATTTTCAGAACTACCCGATCTATCAACTCTAATATAGCTTGTCACAATATAGCGAGTAACTGGCCTCACTGTAAACTCAACAATTTTATTCAAAGGGTCTTCTTGACCAATTTGAATATCCCCGGAAATAGTTATGCTTTCAGCTTCGATTTTAATCATTTTATTTCTCCGACCCATTCAGGATCTTCAGTTTTGGCGAAGTTGCCACTTACAAGCCTGCTGCTTGTTTGGAGGATGAGATGGGGTACGATCCCACATTTACAGTTCCAATTACCCGTAGCTCTTTAGAAGAAAGCTGGGACTACTCATCCAGAATAAAATGATGCTGACTTGTATGTTGATTTAAATATATTCAACAGCCAGTGTTAGCATCAGAATTCATTGC